GATCGTGGCGCTGGTCAAATGACGGGATCGCATTATGGCACGATGCTGGTTGTCGAGCAGGCGGGAAACGGCCTGTCGCAGACAGCGCAGGGGCTGGTGAGCGATGATATCATCCACCTCTACGAGCTTGACGCCTCGGTGATCGGCGGCGGCATCTATCGCTTCACGTCATCGGCCTTCGAGGAAGCGCCGGTGTCCTTCGGCGGCAATGTCTATGCGCCGACGCCGATCGAGACCGATGGCTGGGAGATGTCTTCGCAGGGGACCATGCCGCGCCCGACGCTGAAGGTCGCCAATGTCTCCGGCGTGTTGTCGGCGGTGGTCAATGAATTCGGCGACCTGGTCGGCGCAACCTTCCGGCGCATCCGCACCTTTCGGCGGTTTCTGGATGGGATGGAAGATGCGGATCCGGACGCGCATTTCCCGATCGATGTCTATCGGATCGAGCAAAAGACCAACCAGAACCGCGTCTATATCGAGTGGGTTTTGGCTGCCGCGATCGATCAGCAGGGACGCAAACTGCCCGGTCGACAGGTGATCCAGAGCGCCTGCACGCATACCTATCGTCGCTTCGATCCGGAAACCGGTTCGTTCGACTATTCGAGGGCCACATGCCCCTATGCGGGCTCTGCCTGTTTTGACGCGAAGGGCAATGCCGTGTCTGCGTCGGAGGACCGCTGCAGCAAGCTTCTGCAATCGGGCTGCGTCAAGCGCTTCGGCCATGGCGATCTGCCGACCCGGGCCTTTCCCGGCGTCGGCCGGGCAAACACATAGAAAGAAGAACAATCATGTTTGGTGATGATGTCGCCCGGGAGGCCCGGGCGCATGCGCTTGCGGCATGGCCGGAAGAGGCGTGTGGCGTGGTGTCCGGCGGTCGCTATATCCGCGTCGAAAACATCGCGGCCGATCGCGAAAACGGCTTCGAAATGCCGGCCGAGACCTGGCTGAAGTTCCAGCCGGAAGCGGTCATTCACAGTCACAACGCCAAAGTGCATCCGCACTGGCCATCAAAAGCCGATATGGACAGTCAGATCGCGGCCAATATTCCCTTCGGGGTCGTGAGCTGCGACGGCGAGGTGACGACGCCTATTCTCTGGTGGGGCGATCATTGTCTCGATGCGCCGCTGACCGGGCGGTCCTTCGTGCCGGGCGTATTCGACTGCTACGGGCTGGTGCGCAGCTGGTACTGGCAGGAACGCGGCATCCGCCTTCCGGACTTTGCCCGCTCGAAGAGCTGGTGGGAAGAGGGCGAGAACCTGCTTGCCGACCACTTCCAAGAGGCGGGCTTCCGGACGGTTGATGCTTCGGAAGCGCAGCCCGGCGATGTGTTCTTCATGCGGCTTGTGTCGAAGGTGCCGTGTCATTCCGGCATCCTGCTCGCGGATGGCCTTTGCCTGCATCACCTCGATGGACGGCTGTCACGGCGTGAGCCGATCGGGCCGTGGCTGAAGCGGGTGACGCATTGGGTGCGTTATGTCGGTTCTAATACTCTTCATTATCGCTGATTGGCACGCACGCGTGAGCGACCAACCAATCCTCGAGCATGAGCGTGATGGCCTCCTCGCGCGTCATGGGGCCGTCGAGATGCAACCCTTCATCGGTAGCGAACTGATCGATTGCATCGATCATCCACCGCTCTGCCCGAAACGTCACGGCTTCCCACTTTTGCTCTTCTGAAGGCATCGGGTTCTCTGTGTTGTTCCAATGATATATGCGCGGAAAGGTAGCAGAGGTGTTGGCTTCGGTCTACAAGTTCGATTTGCCCGGTGTGGAAGAAACGGAACTGCGCAATGGATTGGTTCGTCGACGCCTAGTCATTGCTTTGCTTTTTGAGCGGTAAGCTCCGCTGATCGATTGGCGAGACACGTCTGACCAGCTCCAAAGCCTCTTTCCGCGTAAGTGTAATGTCCGAAAGTCCTTTGCAGTCATCAGACCAGACCTTGATCGAATTCAACATTGCGAGCCGTTTTTGAGCCCTGGCGATCGCTAGCTCATCTTCTTTAAAAGTCATAGGAGTATCGATGTTTCGGAAGGTTTCGCCGATCGGGCCATGGTTGCGGCGGGTGTCGCATGGGCGAGCAGGCCTGGGGCGCTACAAACTAGGGAAACGCAAGCATAAGCCCAGACGCGGCCACGATGCAAACAAGAATGAAGATTGCCCAACTGACCGAGCGATTGCGCCAAGGGGTTGGTTGAAAACACTGAGAGCATGCCTTGCTTCCAAAGCGCAATTTATGGCCGCAGTATTTGCAATGAATAATTCTGAAGCTCATAAAATTAACTCAATAATTTGTGTGATTGAAAATGAATTTCAAAATCTAAAGATGCTGAGGTATTTCAATGCTATGATATATAATATTCGAATAATTTTAAAATTAATCTGTTCAGACCTTATTCGAACGATTGATAGTAAAATTGAATTCCAAAAATGAAATTCTGCGTTGTGTCTATTTCGCTATTTTGGTCTATATCTGATGTTTTTATAGATCTATTGGTTGATTTTATCTGAGCGTGCCAGCCACTAAATTGATCATCGACCACTTTGCACGAAACATCAAGAGTTGTTTCTGATGGATTCGGCTGTCAATGCTCCGCAAAATCCACCTCCACCTTGCCCGTCAGTTCGCGCCGATCTACCAGATCGACGTTTACCGCGCCGGGAAACTCAGCCCTGCTATGCAGAGTGTCGGTCTTCGCGCAGATAGCGCACGGCGAGATCGACCGTCTTTTGGCGGCCGTCGTCAAACCGAACGAACAGTCTGCGGCCTCCGCGCGGTTCGACAGCAGCAAGGCGCGGAAGCCTGCGGTCGTTATACCGGACTGGCGAAGAGGGTGACGCATTGGATGCGCCATCAAGGTTCGTCAGCCTGCGATCTCGCGGCGCGCCAGATCGGCGAGAAACGCCGACCGCGTCAGGCCGTGCGCTTTTGCATACTGATCGACCGCGCTCAAGAGGCCTGCATCCATGGTGATGTTGGCCTTGGTCGTTCTGCCGCTCAACCGGATGAAGGGTACGGCCAGCAGAAAGCCGCCTTCGGCCAGATCGCGTGCCACCTCGCTATCGGCACGAACGGCATCGAGTGAGCGCGCTTCTGGCAGATTCTCGCCTTCCAGGTGGAGCGCAAGCGCTTCGCTCGCATTGGCCAGAAGATCATTCATGTCGTCGGCGGCCGAGAAACAACCGGGAACGTCCGGAAAGTGCAAACCAAAAGCGCTGTCGCCTTCCTGATGAACCACTGCAATGTAGTAATGCATGGCGCTTTCCTTTCCTTACAGCCAACCGGCTTGTTTGTAGATGTTGCGTACTGTGCCAATCGGCAAGTCTTTCTTGGGGTGAGGGACGGTGACGGTCTTGTCGCCCTTTTTGAACTTGTGGTGCGACCCCGTCACCTTGACCAGTTCGAAGCCATCATTCTCCAAGTGTTTGATGATCTTTCGACTGTTGGTGTCCATCAACTCATTTCCTGTTTATGCGCATATATATACGCCTAATGGTGCCATTGCGCAAGTTTTTGTGCGCATAAAAATACGTTTAGTGTGATCGATGAAACGAACCATCCATCTCCACGGCGACCTCGCCAGGAAGTTCGCCCCGCCCTACCAACTCGACGTCGACAGCGCCGGCGAGGCGGGCCAGGCGCTCGCCGCCGTTGTGCCGGGTTTCCGGCAGTATGCGGTGGATCGGAACTTTCGCGTGCTGCGCGGTGATCCGGAGACCGGCATGGCGCTCGGCCCGGATGATCTCGACTTTCAGCTCGGCAATGCGGATCTGCATATCGTTCCGGTGATCGCCGGTGCGGGCAATCGCGGACTCGGCAAGATCATTGCCGGCGTGTTCCTGATCGGGGCGGCCTTCATGTTCCCGGGCGCGATCACCGGCATCGGCATTGGCGGTTCGACGATCGGCGGGGCGATGAAGGGGCTTGGCGTGGCGCTGGCCATGGGCGGGCTTGGTCAGATGCTGTCGCCGGCGCCGAAGATCAATGCGGATAGCGGCGAGGACCAGTCCTCCTATCTCTTCAGCGGCGGCGCCAATGTGACGACTGAAGGCGGTCCCGTGCCGCTGGTCTATGGCCAAAAATTCCGCGTCAAACCGGTGCTGATCGCCGCCGGGCTTTCCACCGAAGACGTAACCATCTGAGTTACCGGATACAATCTCATGCACGATATGCGCATCTCCGGCCGTGGCGGCGGCAAGGGCGGCAAGAGCGGCGGCTCGGGCGGCTACAGCGAAGCGGCGAACACGCTGCGCTCGAAACAGACGCTGCGGCTTCTGTTCCTGGTGAGCGAGGGCGTCACCGGCGGGCTGAAGAACGGCGCGAAGTCGATCTTCTTCGATGACGTGCCGGTCCAGAATAGCGACGGCTCGTTCAACTTCGAGGGCGGTTCGTTCGAGACCCGCAACGGCTTTCCCGACCAGGCGGCTCTGTCCGGCTTTCCGGCGGTCGAGAATGAACAGGGTGTCGGCGTCGAGATCAAACAGGATCTGTCGGCAACGCGGGCAATCACCAATCTGGCGGCAACGGCGGTGCGTGTCTCGATCCAGGTGCCGCAGCTGATCTTCACCGATCCCGACAATGGCAATGTCAAGGAGAATGCGGTCGATATCGCCATCGATCGCCGCACCGAGGATGGCACCTGGCAAGAGGCCCGCGCTGATACGATATCGGGCAAATGTACCTCGCCCTATGTCCGGGCCTACCGGATCCCGCTTGAGGGGACCGGGCCCTGGTATATCCGCGTGCGCCGGCTCTCCGATGATGCGAATGGCACGACCTCGAACAACCAGACCTACTGGTCCTCCTATACGGTGATCGAAGACTACCGGCTGACCTATCCCGACAGTGCGGTGATGGGCGTGACGCTCGATGCGGCCGAATTCGGCGGCGGCGCCATTCCGACGGTCTCGGTCGACTGGGCCGGGATCGAGATTGCCGTGCCGTCGAACTATGATCCGGAAGCCCGGTCTTATGCCGGTGTCTGGGGTGGGACGTTCAGACGCGCTGTCACGGATAACCCGGCCTGGATCTTTTACGACCTTGTGGTCAATGACCGCTACGGGCTCGGCCAATATGTCGATGTCGGGCAGGTGTCAAAATGGGCGCTCTATGAGATTGCACGCTATTGCGACGAACTGGTCGATGACGGGTTCGGGGGTAAGGAACCGCGCTATACCTTCAATGGCGCGATCACCTCGCGCGATGAGGCGATCAATGTGCTGACGGCCTTTGCCGGCGTGTTCCGGGGCATGGTCTACTGGGGCACAGGCGCTGTGACGGCGGTCTGCGACAAGCCTGCCGATCCGGTCAAGCTGGTGACGCCGGCCAATGTAGTCGATGGCACATTCAGCTATCAGGGATCGGCGCTCTCGGCTCGTCATACACAGGTGCTGGTTCGCTGGTTCGATCCGGCAAACAACTATATGCCGGCAATCGAAGTGGTCGAGGATGCCGATGCGGTGGCCCGCTACGGATCGCGCCAGACCGAGATCCAGGCGATCGGCTGCTGTTCGCGCGGGCAGGCGCATCGCTATGGGGCGTGGCTGCTCGATACCGAACAGAACTCGACCGAAGTGGTGACCTACCGGGCCGGGCTCGATCATGCCGATGTCGCCCCGGGCGATGTGGTGCTGGTCGCCGATCCGTCTTATGCCGGCGTGCGCTATGGCGGACGGGTGAAGGCGGTATCCGAAGATCTGGCCTCGGTGACGCTCGATGCGCCGGTGACATTGACAGAGGGCGATGCCTATACGCTGACCGTGGTCATGCCCGATGGCAGTCTCGCAGACAGAACGGTGACGTCCGGGGCAGGGGAGACCGATGTCCTGGCACTGGCGGAAGCATTGCCGGATCGCCCGGTCGCGGGCGCGATGTGGATCCTGACCGGTTCGGATGCGGCGCCGCGCCCGTTCCGGGTGTTGTCGATCACGGAAAACGACAAGCACCAGTTCGATGTCTCGGCGCTGATCTATGACGCGACCAAATGGGATCGTGTCGAGAAAGGCCTCGAGCTCGAACCGCCATCCTTCTCGACCTATCCGACCGGGCCGCTTCTGCCGCCGTCCGACGTGACCGTCGCGGAATATCTCTATCTCGCCGGCGGCGTGTCGGCTCGTGGCGCCGTTACCATCGGCTGGAGCGCGCCGAATGATACAAGGGCCACGCTCTATGAGGTCCAGTATCAGGGACAGGGCGGGATCTGGCTTGCTGTCGGGACAACGGAAAGCGTCTCGATCGACCTGCAGGATCTCGATCCGGGGATCTACAGCTTCAGGGTTCGCTCGGTCTTTGCAGCCCTCAATCAGCGCTCGCCCTGGGCAACGCTGGACGCGGTGTATCTCGCAAGCGTGCTGTCGCCGCCGGCCAACGTCGAGCGCTTCAATATTGCCGTGATCGGCGACGTTGCCACGCTCACCTGGGCGCCGGTGACGGCGCTGAACCTGTCGCATTACGTGATCCGCTATTCGCCGGAGCTGACGGGCGTGTCCTGGCGGTCATCGGGCGCCCAGCTCGATCATGTGGATGCGACCAGCGTGCAGATCCCGACGCGGCCAGGCACCTATCTGATCAAGGCGGTGACGCGGCAGGGGGTGGAAAGCCCGGTCGCGACCATGATCCAGACGACGGTCGGCGCCACGCCGATGAATGCGGTCGAACGCTTTGTCGAACAGCCGGGCTGGTCGGGACGTTTCGACGGTTGCCGGGCGGGCGAGCCGGGTCTTCGGCTTGCCGAGGCGGAAGGGGGCGGGCTGTTGCCCTCCGGCACTTATGTCTCGGCGCGCACGATCGATCTCGGCTCGATCTATACGTCCCGGGTGACGCCGGTGCTGTCCGTCTACGGGCAGGATGTCGATGACACGATGTCGAAATGGCCGGTGCTGAGCGCGCTCGACGGCATTGTCGGGGCGGATGCGTCGAAGTGGAATGCGGTCATGGAAATGCGCACCACGGATGACGATCCGGATGATGCCGGCGCTCTGTGGTCCGACTGGCGGGAAGCGGCCACCGGCGATGTGGCGGCAAGGGCCTATCAGATGCGGCTGATCCTCTCCTCGGTGGATGACAACATCACGCCGATCGTGGCGCGGGCCGAGCTCACGGTCGACATGCCCGACAGGATCCTGAGCGGCAACAATCTCGCCGTTCCCTCCGGTGGCCGGCGGATCGGTTTTGACCCGCCTTACTTCGGCCTGACCGGGCTTTCGGTCTCGGCCCAGGGGCTTCGCTTCGGCGATTACTACGAGATCGCCAACAAGGATGAGAGCGGCTTTGACATCGTGTTCAAGGACCAGTCCGGCGCGCCGGTCGAACGCACGTTCGACTATGTGGCCGCCGGCTACGGAAAGGTGCATGCATGACGCAGTATAACAACGTGACGATCGACCCGACCGTCACCAATGGCTCGCAACTCGCGGCCAATATCAACAGCTGGCGCACAGCAACGCTCTCACTGCACAGCGGCGTGGAACGTCCGGCCTATGCGACCGGCGGCACGATGTGGATCAGCACGGCGTCGAAACCGTGGAAGCTCTATGTCTTCGACGGGGCGGCCGATGTCGCGATCGGCGAGGTGGATCCGGACGGGCACGGGTTTTTGAGTGCCGGCGGAACCGTCTTCACCAATGACCTGATGACGTCCGGCGATGCGGCGGATGCGAGGAACAAGCTCGGCGCTTACGCAACAAACGGCGGAACGCTCACCGGGTTTATGCGGGTCCTGTTCGATGGCGCGACGCTGGCCTCGTTCCAGGCGAGCGGCCAGAACGACGCCCGGATCGAATTCCGCGCCAACAATGGCGGCAACAGCTATGTCGAGGTCGGTCAGCGCAGCAATGGCGATGGCTTCATCTGGTCGCGCGGGATGGAGTACTCGTTTCGCAGTAATGGCGACCTTGCGGCAGGATCCGGATGGACCATGCACGCAGATGGCAATGTCAGCGGATCGGTCTGGAACAATTGGGGCCGGTCGGACGCCTATTCAGCCATTCATGACCGGATCGAAAGCAGGGCGTCTTCCTATGCCAACAGCCGGGCCGCCGCCGGCGCCCGCGTCCAGCATGACAGCGGCACCTATGAGATCGGCACGGTTCAGACCACCGGCAATACGGTCGACTGCCCGGCCGGCATGTTCATCACCGGCCTGCGCTGCCAGAACTATGACTGGGCGGTGCGCGAGATCTATGTGCGGGCCAAATATGCGAGGAACCAGTAATGGCGACAGCTCTTTCACCCGACAGCGCCAATGCGCTCAATCCGGATCTCGATCACGACACGCTCGGCTTTCTTCTGTCGCTGGCCTATCCCGAAGCGGAACCGGGAAAAGACTTCCGCACCGGCCATATTGTCGATGACGACACCGGCGCGCGCGTCGGTTCGGCCGTGATCCTCGACTGGCAGGTCGATGCCGCCTTTCCGACGCCGGATGATCTCCATGAGCTGGTTGATGCGCATCGCGATGCGGTCGAAGTCTTTGTCGATGAGCGCAAAGCCCGCGGCCTGCGCCATGCCGTCGATGCCGAGCGGGATCGCCGGATCGCGGCGGGCTTTGTCTTCAACGGCGTTCTGTATCAGTCCCGGGCGGAAGACCGGGAGAACATCGCCGGCGCGGCAACGGCCGCCCTTGGCGCCATGATCGACGGCGCGGCGGCCGGCGATTATCGCTGGCATGGCGGCGACAGTGATTTTGTCTGGATCGCCGCCGACAACAGCACGCACAAGATGGATGCGGCGACCCTCTATGCGTTCGGTCAGGCGGCCCTTGCCCACAAACAGGCGCATATCTTTGCCGCCCGGGCGCTGAAGGATCTGTCTTCGGTCCCGGCGGACTTCGCCTCAGACAGACACTGGCCGGAGTAAGACCATGCCATCCCTGACAATTGGAACAAGCCTCGCGGCCACGCGGCCGCCGGGGCGTGGGCGCTGGTGGGCGTCCGCCGCCTTTGCGGCCGCCGACGCCGACATAAGCCTGACGCTCGGCCCGGCCGCCATTCTGGATTTTGGCGGCAACCGCTATGCGACGATCGAGGGCTGGTGGGAACTGCCGGCTTATGCGGCGGGCGATGCCGACGGAATCGGCAGATCGCCGGCCGCCATTCTTGACTTTTCCTCTGACAGATATGCGAGGTGAACCATGCGAAACGCTGGCTTTGCGGAGATGATTGATTTTAGCCGGCCCGGCTCGGCGACCTATGTCGATGCCGATGGTCTGATCAGGATCGCGGGGGCAGACGTGCCGCGCTTTGACCATACCAACGGGCGGCGGCAGTTGTTGCTGGAGGGACCGGCGACAGGGTTATGCGGCGCTGAGACCAATCCAAGACTATGGCTCAACATCGGAACAACAGTCAGTAATGTTGTCACGCCATTTGGCGCTCTCGATAAGGCTGTCTCTGTTCAAAGTGGCGGCGAAACCTGGCACAGGCGTTCAATTCTTGCTGAGGGCAACTTCGACGTCGGCGACCGGTTTACGATGCAATGGATCGTAAAGTTCGGCTCGAGCAATTCGATGAGGTTTTCGGTCCGCAATCAGGATCTTGCAGTTGAGTCGTATGTGAATATCAACTCAAGTGGATCTTCTTTCGTAGGCCTTGATCAGGCGGGGCCGCTTTCGGCGATCAAAGTCGAAGAGTTGTCTGACGGGGTTCTTCGGGTCTTCGTGACAGTCACACTTTCGGGTGCGGCCACGTCCGTACAATTAGGTGCAGGACCTAATTCCAGCACGGTTGGAGCGAACATGATCCTGTACGCAGGGCAGTTTGAGGTAGGCGAATTCTCTTCATCGCTGATCTACAACGACGCTTCGGGGTCCGTCACCCGCCCTGCTGACAAAGCACAACTGACAGAGCCGGTTGCCGCGTTGTTGAGGCGTGATGAGGTCAGTCTTTTGGTGCAGGGGCAGGGTTTCCAAGGCGAAGGCGGGCGTATTGTTGGCGATGGCTCGTCGCGTCGCATTGTCGGCTTTGGCACCAGCGAGACGGCGATCTACGCCGGAAACGCCAACGCCGTAACGATCGGAGAGGCCGCGCGCCCACTGCCGGCTTTTGGCATCGCGGTTGCCAACAGCATTCCCGACAGCGCCAAACGGGGAAGCTTCAACAGCGAAGCCGTGGTGAGCAACGCTTTCCGGCTCGATAGCGGTTTCGAAGAGGTTTTTCTTGGGCGGGATGGTGCCGGGCGGTTTGCCCCCGGTTGGTTCGACAGGATTGTCATCTGGCCTTTCCGTATGGCGGATGAGGACCTTCAAGCAAAGGCGGTGCCCCATGCGTGATGTTTTCTTGAAGTTTGCCGACCATGCCGAAGCGTGGGCGGTACTCGCCGGCGCGGGCATGACGGTTCCAGCCGGAGAAGGGGACGAAACCCGTCTTACCTATCGCGATACCGGACTGCCGGCGGGCATGCTGGCGCTCAAGCCCGTGGGTGCGGTCTGCGACGGTCTTGTCTATGCACCGACCGGCAAGACCGTAACCGGTGGCGACGGCATCGCCTATCCGGAGGTGGCGGCCGTCGGGGGCTACCACGTCAATCTCCGTCTGGCCGACGGCGCGGCGTTGCCGGCAGAACTGGCGGCCCATGTGGTCGCGCCGGAACCGGCAACGCCGGCCGAACGCTTTGCCTGATCATTTGTCGGCCTGATGTAATGCCGGCCTGACCGGCGAACACTCCAAGGGAAAATCAAAATGGAAATCACCACGGTCTCTGAACCGGGGGCAGCCTTCGTGCGCGGTCACGAGGGCGCGCCCACTCTTGCCTATCTCGATCCGACCGGCACACCGACGCTCTTTGCCGGCTTCACCATGAACTCGCCCTATTGCCGGCTGGAACTGGCAAAGATCGGGATCACGCGGATCGTCCCCGGCAAGACCAGGATCTCGGTTGAGGACGGCGACCGGATCTTCCGCGCCGTTCTCAATCAGGGCTATGCAAAGGAAGTGGTTGCCCATTCGCCAGCGGATCGGACGCAGTATCAGCTCGATGCCGCAACCAGCGCCGCTTACAATCTCGGCGGCCGCGTGGTCAGCAAATGGCGCTTCGGCACGCTCTGGCGCGCCGGCAAGCTGAAGGCGGCCGCTGATTATCTGGCCACGCATTACAATACCTCGAAGGGCAAGCGCCTGCCCGGGCTTGTGCGCCGGCGCCGGGAAGAGGCGCTGCTGTTCGAACAGGGCATCTATACCGGTGTGGATGTCGCCGCGCCCGAAGGCGTTCCGCGAAAGGTCACAGACACCGCACCGGAAACCGGCGATCCCGTCGTGCGCGATGTCCAGACGATGCTGACGAAACGCGGCTTCGATCCCGGCGCGATCGATGGCTGGTTCGGCGACAAGACGAAAGCAGCCGTGCTTTCCTATCAGATGGCGCATCCGCATCTGAAGAATGACGGCATCATCGGACCGGCGACCATTGCCCAGCTGCGCCGCGACATGAAGGCTGTGAAGGATGCCGCCCAAAAATCCGGGGCCTCGGCAGCGGCCACCGGCGCGCTCGCCTGGGCCTCCGGTCTGCCGGTCGGCTGGATCCTCGGCGGCGTGGCAGTTGCCGCAGCGCTCTGGTTTGCCTGGCGCTACCGCGATGTGATCGCGCGTCGGATCAACACGCTGACCGGTCACGAGGTGTGGGCATGATCGCCGCGATCGTGACATGGCTCGCCAAGCTGGGGGCGGGCGGTCTTCTCGATCGCGCCGCCGACCTGATCGAAAAGCGGGCAGAGCAGGCAATCGACCGGCAGAAGATCGAAGCCGAACTGACAGCGGAATATCTGCGACAGGTGGTTGCCGAAACGCGCGAGATGGCGGCGCTCAACAGGACGAAGTTTGCCGTGCCGTGGTTCTGGCTGTTTGCCGGCTTTTTCCTCGTGCCGCTCGCCGTCTGGTGGGCGGCGATCTGCATCTACAACATGCTCTGGTGCCCGGACTGCATTTATGCGCAGCCCTGGACGATCGCCGCCTTTCCCGCCCCGCTCGATGCCTGGGCGGGTAACATGATCCAGTGGGTCTTCTATGTCGGCTCGGGCGTTGCCGGGCTGCGCGCAATCATCAAATAA